GCTGTTTTGTTGCGATATGTTGAGGTTGGCTGAGTTAGGTTCATTTGAGTTGCGTTGTGGCTGTTGGGGTAGTCTTTGTTTGCGTGAGTTGTGGTGATATATGTTTCGGCAGTTGAGTAATTTAATTAAGAGAAAGGAGTAAATGTTGTGATACCATTTCCAAATAAAAAATATAATATTATTTATGCAGACCCTCCGTGGAAATATAATGCTAGAACAAATACAAAAACTAAATTTGGTGGAGGTGCAGAAAATAAATATGAAACTATGACTAAAGAAGAAATTTGGAATTTGCCGATTAATACTATTGCTGACAAAAACTGTTATTTGTTCTTATGGGTTACTTTTCCAAAATTGTTAATGGGAATAAAAACCATAGAAGAATGGGGATTTGTTTATAAAACTTTGGGATTTAGTTATATAAAAACAAATAAAACAAATAATAAACCTTTTTTTGGTGTTGGCTATTATACTAAATCTAATTGTGAGGTTTGCTTATTGGCAACAAAAGGAAAAGTTAAACCAGTAAGCAATTATGTTTCTAGTGTTGTAATAGAACCAAGATACAAACATTCTAAAAAACCAAATTCAATTAGAAATAAAATTGTACAATTATGTGGAGATTTACCAAGAATAGAATTATTTGCTAGGCAAAGGACAGACGGTTGGGATGTTTGGGGGGATGAAGTATAATGTTATTAAGACCATATCAAGAAATTGCAGTTGATTCTGCATTGGAAGCATTAGATAAGCATGGAAATACTGTTGTTGTTGCACCAACGGGTGCAGGAAAAACAATAATGTTGTCAGCTTTGATCGGTCAACGCTGCAATACCCGAAGAAATGTTCTGGTTTTGCAGCACAGAGATGAGCTGGTTAATCAGAATATAGATAAGTTTCATCGTGTTAATCCAAGTATTTCTACTAGCGTAGTTAATGCAGAACAAAAGAATTGGGAAGGTGATACTGTATTTTCAATGGTGCAGACATTATCAAGACCGAACAATTTAGAAAATATGAAAAAAATAGATATGGTGGTTGTTGATGAAAGTCATCACGTTGTTGCAGATACTTATACTCGCATTATTAATCATGCTAAAGAAGCTAATGAAAATGTTGAAATCGTTGGTTTTACTGCTACGCCTAATCGTGGCGATAAGAAGGGTTTGCGTGAAGTCTTCACCAATTGCTCCCATCAAATCGAAATATCAACACTCATTCGTGAAGGTTTTCTTGTCACCCCAAAAACCTACGTCATTGACGTGGGTGTACGTTCTGAACTTCAAAATGTTCGGAAAACAGTGGTTGATTTTGATATGGACCAAGTAGCTCGTATTATGAATAAACGAGCAATTAACCAAAGAGTTGTAAGTGAATGGTTGGATAAAGCACATGATAGAAAGACTGTGGTGTTTTGTTCAACAGTCGCACACGCAGAAGATTTATGTCAGGAATTTGTAGACGAGGGTATTAATGCAAAGATAGTTACAGGGAACACAGACAAAACTGAAAGACGGGAGATTTTGGAGGATTTGTCAAGTGGGGATACACAGGTAGTGGTCAACGTATCTGTACTAACAGAGGGGTTTGACTCACCTCCTGTATCCTGTATTGTTCTAACCCGTCCTTGTTCTTACAAATCAACAATGGTTCAGATGATTGGTCGAGGTTTGCGAATTATAGACCAGAATGAATATCCAGATATTGTTAAAACAGACTGTGTTGTTCTGGATTTTGGAACGTCTGTTCTAACGCATGGTTCACTCGAAGAAGAAGTAAACTTAGAAGGTTCACAATCAGAGTTGCAGGGTGATGCTCCTGAAAAGGTTTGTCCTGAATGTAATTCTGTTGTTCCGTTAAGTGTTCGTGAATGTCCTATGTGTGGTTTTGAATTTGGTAAAGATGATAATTCTCAATTAGAAGAATTTTCTATGACAGAAGTTGATCTTCTTGATAGATCACCTTTTCGTTGGATGGACATATTTGGTACAGGAAAATGTGTGACAGCGACAGGGTTTAATGGATTTTCTATGGTTATTGATGTTGGTGAGTTGTCTTGTGGTCTTGTTAAGCGTTCTGGAGGAAGAATACGAATGATAAGTATAGGAACACGAAAACAAGCGATTGCTTCTGCTGACGACTTTCTGAGAGAGATTGAGGATAGTAATAGTGCTAAGAAAGGTCGTAGGTGGCTTAATGAAAGAATAAGTGACAAACAAAGAGAAATGTTAAGCCGTAATGGTGTTCAAGTATCAGGCTTTGACTTTTCTTGGACGAAGTACAAAGCGGCTTGTTATTTGAATTATTTGTGGAATAAGAGTAAGGTAGACGATATGGTTGGTAATGTGAGGGAAAAGCATGAAAAAAGATAATGTAAATTACCCACCACATTATACTAAAGATGAAATTGAATGTATTGATGCGATTCGTTCAGCAACGGGCGAAGGCTGTGAGTATTATCTTCAAGGTAATATAATAAAATACATTTGGAGATACAGACATAAAAACGGAGTAGAGGATTTAAAGAAAGCAAAATGGTACCTAGAAAAATTAATAGAAGAGTATGGACAGACATGACACCAGCAATTGAAGTAAGAATGTTAGTAAAAACAGAAGAGGGGGATAAAAATGTTAATTTTTATACTACTGTTCAGTTTCCTAGCAATTTAAATCCAGATGATTTTGATGATTATTTTTGTTCAAGTGTATCTGACTCTGTTGATGAAATATTATACAGAATGAAAGATGACATCAATTCTGGTATGGCTGTAGCATTTTATAGAGGAGATGAATTATTTACTTTTTCATTTTTTAAAGGAAGGGAGGAAGATCGGTGGAAGTATCAAGCAATGTTCAATCAAAACGATCCGACAATTCATTAAGGTCAATAGGTTGGTTATTTGGAAAGTTTGGTTGGAACAAGAGGTTGTCAGAATTAGACGAGGAAAAGATTTTAGTTTTAATAATGCTTTGTAAAGAAGAGATAGGGGATTTAGAATATGAGTTTAACGAAACTTATTTGGCAGACATCTGGCTCAAATACAAAAACAAATGATGTTTGTGATAAAATATTAAGTGTTATTGATGATAGTATTCAAGAACAGAATAGCAAAAAAGAAAAAAGAAGTTACTTAGGTGCTTCATCTTTAGGTGATCCTTGTTCGAGAAAAATACAGTATCGTTATATGGGTGTAGAGCCTGATGCTAAAAATCAATTTAGTTCAAAGGTATTGCGTATTTTTGAATTTGGTCATGTAATTGAAGATATGGCTCATGGTTGGTTATATAATGCAGGATTTGATTTGCGAAGCTCTGATAAGAATGGAAAGCAGTATGGTTTTTCCATAGCTGACGACAAGATAAAAGGTCATATAGATGGTGTTGTATGTGATGGTCCAATTGATATGGAGTATCCTGCATTATGGGAATGTAAATCAGCGAATGATAAGAGTTTTAATGAATTTGTTCGGAAAGGTGTTAGCGAGGTCAACCTTGTTTATGCGGCTCAAATTGCTCTGTATCAAGCATATATGGATTTGAATAATCCTGCGTTGTTTACAGTTGTTAATAAAAATACGTGTGAAATATATTTTGAGTTAGTTCCGTTCAATAAGATGTTGGCACAGCAAGTTAGCGACAAAGCAGTAGACATTTTGAAGGCTGTAGAACATAATGAAATACTGCCTCGTATAGCTGTTAATTCGGATTATTTTGCGTGTAAAAGATGTGAATTTAGAAAAAAATGTTGGGAGTTAGGGAATGAGAGTATTACCATTTGACAGTAATAAAAAAGATATGTCAGCAAAGGAACTCGTTGAATTAATTAGTAAGAAAGTTCCAAGACAAGTACAAATTGATGTTTTGAAAAGAATATTTCCTCAAGGTAAAACTCGTGGTGATGAGTTTTCCATTGGGTCATTACATGGCGAAGAAGGGAAGTCTTTGAAAATAGACATTAACCCAAGAAGTCCGTACTTTATGAAAGGTCAGGATTTCAATGGGGGTGTCGGTATCGGAGGTATTGTTAAGATATTGATGGAAGGTCAAAGGTTAAGATTGCCTGAAATCAAAGATATGTTCTCAGAATACATAGATGAAACCCGAAGTTTTGTTCGGGATGATGTGCCAGAGAATCCAGTAAAACCACAAATTAATCATAAAACTCCGTATGATTCCGAGTACAAATACTTAAATGCAGACGGAAATGCTATATGTCTGGTAAGGAAATACCTTGTAAGAGATGGAGCAGGAAATCCTGTACTGGACTCTCACGGGAAAGCTAAGAAAGAATTTCGTCAGTTTACTGGCGACCACCCATATCCTCGTATGCCAGATGTTCGACCATTGTATAATATCCCGAACATTTTAGCTTCAGATAAAGTAATATGGGTTGAGGGTGAGAAATGTGCAGATGCTCTTAATAACATAGGATATACAACGACTTGTACAATGGGTGGTGCTGGTATGCTTACTAAGAAATCAGCAACACAGTATGATTTTTCTCCTCTTCAGGGGAAAGAAGTTATCTTATGGCAAGACAATGATAATGCTGGTAAGAGAGTAGCCGAGCTTGTTCAGGAGCTTTCTCTTAATGCTGGTGCAAGGTCAGTTACAATGTTGACACCACCCAGAGGAAAACCTGAAGGTTGGGATGCCGCAGATGCCATATCTGAAAACTTTGATATAACCAGTTTTTTGAATGCTTCCAGTAAAAATACCAAGCAAAACATAAATCTACTGGACGAAAGTCTACTGGTATCAAGGTTTACAGGCACAGCACCTGAACAGAAGTTCCTTGTTGATGCTACGTTCCCATTGAATGTGCCAATCATATTAAGTGCCTCTGGAGATGCAGGTAAAGGGATGCTGACATTGGATTTGGGTATGAAGGTGGCTTCTGGATTAATAGGACAAAATGCTTTTGGAGGTAAGGTTCAAGAGTTTGGTAATGTCGTTATCTTCACAGCAGAAGATGATGAAGGCGAGATGCACAGACGTATTGAACGTCTTGATCCTGATGGTAAAAGATTTTACTATGAACATGAACTTCGGGTTGTGTCGTTGCCAAATTTCGGTGGTGTGTTTCCGATTATGCAGAATATTCACGGAGAATATACAACATCACAAGAGTTTGAACGAATATACGAACAAATATTACAGATTAGTAACTTAAAACTGATTATCTTTGATCCATTGGCTTCGTTTGTTCATGCAGATGTCAACGCAGACCCTGCGGCAGGAGCCGCATTGACGGGTTTATTATCACAAATCGGGTCGGAAACTGGTGCTTCGGTGATGATGTGTCATCACATGACAAAGGTAAAAGATGATGCTGTTATCTCAACGCCTGAACAAGCCAGAAATCTTATTCGGGGTACGTCAGCGTTAGTTGACGGGGTTCGTTCAGCATTTGCTTTATGGCAATTAGATGAGAAAACAGCGAAACGCCAATGTAAGGAGCTGAATATAGAGTATCAGAGAAACAGATGTTTTGATGGTGCAGTTGTAAAATCAAACGGTCCAGCAAATCGTACAATCCGAAGATTTGTTCGGGATATGTATACTGGACTGCTGGTTGATCGGACTGATGAGATTGAACAGTTGAATATGGGAACGAATAGAGATACTAGGAAAACTTCTCTATATGAATGGATAGCTCGGTGTGAGCGTGAAGGTCAGGCATTATGTCAACAGGGAACTGCTGATGGTATCTTAAATAGAATGACTGATGTTGATTCTCCTCAAGCTCTGCACAATCTTTCCCAGCGAGTTATTGATGGAATTGTTCGGGAATTAATCCTCGAAAGCAGAATTAACAAGTACAGTTTTACCACATCTGGTGGTCGAAAGTGGCTTGGAACTACTAGTGGCGTGATGAGTCGGGGTGAATATGAAGCAACAACAGCGAGGGATAATGTATGACAGATGCTTACTGGAGGTATTACGAAAATCATATAGATTGCGATTGGTGTGGTAAACAAACAAGAGGTCGGGTTTACAAAGACCGAACAGATGTTAGCTGTGGGTCTTGCGACAGACAGTTAAAAGAGCTTAGCAAAAAAGAATATACAATAATGAAAAGATTAAGAAAAAAGGGAAGGTTGCATTCGTGACAGTTGAATATTTAACGGGAGATTGTAGGGAAGTTCTAAAAACTTTACCTGAAAAACATTTTAATACTGTGGTTACTTCACCACCATACTGGGGATTAAGAGATTATCAAACTGGCACTTGGGAAGGTGGTGATCCAGATTGCCCTCACATGAGGACTACAAAGATCGGGAAAACTGTTAAAACAAAGACAGGACACCAAGCAATGCACGATCAAGGTAATGTTGTCGGTGATGCCATATATAAGAGCGAGTGTCCTAAATGTGGTGCAGTAAGAAAAGATTTGCAAGTTGGTCTGGAAGATTCTCCAGCAGAGTATGTCCGAACTCTTGTTCGGGTATTCAGAGAGATTCGCAGAGTTCTTCGAGATGATGGTACAGTCTGGTTGAATCTGGGTGATAGCTATTCAAGTGGTGGTCGGACTTCAACAACAAACCAGACTGTTCGGGGTGATACAGAGTATGGCGTAACCAGACCACCAGTTGTCAAAGGTTTAAAACAAAAGGATTTGGTCGGTATTCCTTGGCGTGTAGCTTTCGGACTTCAGGAAGATGGTTGGTACTTACGTCAAGATATTATATGGCATAAACCAAACCCTATGCCTGAAAGTGTTCAGGATAGATGTACTAAATCACACGAATATATCTTTTTGTTAAGCAAGAAAAAAAATTATTATTACGATAATGAAGCAATTAAAGAAGAAGTTAAGCAAGATTGGGGTACGAGAGATAGGGCAAATGGCAAGTATCACAATGAGGGTACAGGCTTGATTCCTCATAGTGGACTTGAGAAATCTTATGAAACAAAAAACAAAAGATCGGTATGGTCGGTATCACCAAAACCATTTAAAGAAGCTCATTTTGCTGTTTATCCTACTGAATTGATTGAACCCTGCATTTTAGCAGGGTGTCCAGAAGATGGTTATGTTCTTGATCCATTCGGGGGTTCGGGAACAACGGGGTTAGTTTCTGACAGGCTTGGTCGTAATGCAACATTAATTGAACTTAATGAAGATTATCTTGATATTGGCACAAATAGAATTTTAAGTGATGCACCATTATTTACAACAATGATAGGAGGAAAATAATGAATTGTTGGCATTGTAAACACGAACTTATCTGGGGTGGCGACCACGACCTTGAAGAAAATGAAGAGTATATGATGGTTACTAACTTGTCATGCCCAGAATGTAACAGTTTTGTAGAAGTTTATTTACCTAAAGAAACAGAAGAAGAAAAAAAATAAAAAAACTATTGACTAGGTAGTATTGTTCCTATAATATTAATGGGTAAGTTTTAAATTTGAACAACGAGGGAGGTAAAAAAAACCTTTCGGGGTAAGTGAGTGTATCCTTAAACTGTAAATGTCTTGTATTGTGATTGCCCTCGTGTGGGCTGTTTTGACCCTAGTATTCACAGTTGCATACGTTGATTAAAAAATGGTTTTACCCGAAGTCATATTCCATTAAATTTACAGATCACTCACATTAATGTTAACATAGAGAAAGTGAGGTAAAATATGAGTAAACAAGTATTAAAAGTCGCAAATAAAAAAATTTCTATTCAAGAAGTTGGCGACATAATCCACGTTGGTAGTATGTTGGAGTTTATTAAAGACAATGAACTTAACAATGATGAAATAGATATGCTTGAAAATTTAGTCAATGGTCAACAATGTCTAATATCAAGTGGTCAAGGTTTCGCAACCATTACACGTTTAAAATAGAAAGGAGGATTATATGAGTAAATTAAATAAATCAAAGAGTGTTCTATTATCCAAAGAGGACAGACTTACTCTGTTGCAAGGGTATAACAATTTAAAAAATGCTATGGATAATTTAGATGAGTGTCAAGATTTATGGCTTTCAGATATGAGGAATATTCGTGAATTGATGTGTAACTTACACGAAAAATTAAATTTTAAACCGATCAAGGACGCATATTATAGTAATTGGGTTCTTGGAGAAAATGTAGAGAAAGGAGGAAATAAATGAGTAACTTGAAAAAAGTAATTTGTTCTATTTGTGAAAAGGAAATCGACCCTAAAAAAGAATATCAATTAGGGCATAATGCTGAACCTGTATCTTCGGAAAGATGTTGTACGAAATGTAATTACGAACACGTTATTCCTGTTAGGATTGCGGATATAGTTTCAAGGAACAAATCAAGTAAAAACAAACTTAATAAATTTGTTGATGATTTGTATTCGGGAGGTGTTAAATGAGTAGAGAATTAGTAAAACGTATTGATATGGCTATCCATATACAGGAATTGTGTGCAAAGCACGATATTAAGGTTCGGTATCAATCTTTAAAAGATGACGTTCCTAGATATTATGCAAACCAAAAAAATAGAACAATTTGCATTAGACCAACAAAGAATACGGGATATTATGTATCAGCACTTCACGAACTCGGACATATACTCGGTATCAATCAAACTGTTGACAACGATATTCTGGAAAGAGAGATCGGTGCGTGGAAGTATGCTATGGTCAATGCGATTGTCTGGACAGATACGGCTACTAGAGTAATGAAAAAGGCTTTGATGTCTTATGGTGTTACGCAAGGTCAATGGCAAGGTGTCTGGAGTGATTGTTTGTCTTACTACAATCAAGTTAATAAAAATGTTCGGGGTAACGATCAAGAGGAGGTGGCATAATGGCTTATACTTGCATAGAGTGTAAAGAAGACGTTAAAGCCGATTGGGTAGGTACAAGTGAGATTACACATATTCCAAAGGCTTTTACGTCACCAAACCACGTTGTATGTGTGGATTGTTATACTGAAGATTGTATGTCGCACTCCGATTTCGACCACGAGAGATATACAAATGAGTATGAAATTCAAAGAGATTATTAAGGAAAGGGGGTTTAATGATGGAATTAAATATCGGGGAAGAAATCGTGATTCCTTTTAAACCAGAACACCATTTAAAAAATACGGGTGTCCTGTGTAAAATAGTACAAATTCATTCTAAGAATGTCTATGTTCGGAGGTTCAACAAAAAGAATAATCGTTGGAATCAAGAACTTCGCCAAGTAGATCGGTTTTTTTTAGAGCAACATAAAAATAAAATTGGACTTTTGAATGGAGGGAATAATGGTACTTGAAACAGCAACAGCATTGGTCTGTATGGCTAATGCTATCTACTTTGAAGCAAGATCGGAGTCAATTATCGGGCAAATAGCAGTTGGGCAAGTCATTATGAATCGGGTTTCGGATCATAGGTTTCCAAATACTGTCTGCGAAGTGGTTACTGACGGACTTAGATATTCTTGGGATACCCGAAAAATTGTTCGGGATAAATGTGCATTCAGCTTCTACTGTGATGGTAAACCCGAACATATTAAAGATGAAGAAGCATACGTCTGGGCTGAAGAAATTTCTCTGGGGATTTTAAGTGACACGTTACACGTTGATTTTACTGATGGCTCAACGCACTACCACGCATACTATGTTCAGCCGTATTGGAAAGATCGTTTTACTCAAACTGTTCGTATTAACGATCATATCTTTTATCGTTGGGAAATGCCCGAATAATCTAAATTAGGGGGGTACAATCATACACGAACATATCTTTTTACCCCCCTCAAACCCCTTAAAACAAGCCGTTTTTTAAATAATTTACAAAAAATATACTTTTTTTAATAAATATACTTGACATATATATTCTGGGTATATATATATTATGTATATTTTTAATTTAACAAAGAAAGAGAGGTTTATTATGTATGTTAAAGATATGACAAAAAAGGACAGACGCAATATGCGTAAATTGAAAGAAGAGTTTGTTTACGGGTATGCTGATGTTCCAATGCCTAAAAAGGATTTACGAGCCTACGAGAAGATTAGACGTAGGGAAGTAGAGAAACTTATTAGGGAGTTCAATTAAGAATATGACTAAATTATATATGTCTTATGGTTCTAATTTGAACACGGCTAATATGGCGAGTAGATGCCCTAATGCTATTAAATTAGGCTCTATGTATATACCAAAATATAAATTGGTATTTCGCCACGTTGCTGACATTGTGCCAACCTACGATAAGGAGGATTTACTTCCCGTAGGTTTGTGGGAGATTACTGAAGATTGTGAAAAGGCTCTTGACTTTTATGAGGGTTATCCAACTCTTTATGGTAAGATTAAGGTCAATGGTATTATGACTTATAAAATGAATAATAATAAGGATATATTACCACCATCTTCTTCTTACTTCCACACGATACTAGAGGGGTATGCAGATTTTGGCTTGAATCCAAGCCACCTCTATGATGCTCTAGGTTGGTCGCATTACAAGAGTGATAAACACGAATGGTCTTTGCCAAAACCAAAACGTAAATTTAAAGGTACAGGCTATCGTTTATTAACTGATAAAGATAACACTAACAAAGACCCTTACGGGTATTAATATGGGTGGGGTATATCCCCACCTTATTCTTTTGAGAAAGGTAAATTATGAAATTTGAAATTGTATATGTAATTGAAAATGAATTGTGGGGGTTTCCCGAAATTTTTCATACTAGTGTAGAAGCTAAAAATTATGATGAAATGGATATTAAAATATCTGAAAAAATGAAAGAATTAAATATTGAAGAAGAAGATATTCGTTCAATTTATGAAATATAAAGAAAGTGAGGTCAAATTATGAGTGATACAGTAATAAATCTACAAGATTTTAAAGATGGTGTAGCAGATGGTCTATTAGAAGGTAATAGAAAAGATGGTAGATTATCTCATTACTACAAACAAGGCTATGACTTTGGACTTTATTTATATAACGAACAATTAGAAGACGAAGAGGAGGTTAATTTATGAATTATGTTAATGATGCAGAAAAAAAATCTGAGTATGGTGAATTAGGTAACATACCAGATTATGAAAAGGCTTATCATATATTAATGGAACATTTTGATAGTTTGCCAGATGATGTCAAAGAAGATGTTCACGAAAAATTAAATGAATTATGTTTATAGAAAAGGAGGTTAGATATGAGTAAGAAGTTATATAAAGTGTTAGTAACTAATACTGTTGGAGAAATATGGCATATCGAAGCTGAGAATGAAGACGAAGCTAATAACAACTACTT